GCTGCAAACACATCGTGCTGCTCACACCCACCGTGGCACTTGAACAGCGGTTTACCATCCGCACCGTCAGAGATTGAAAGGCTAGGATTCTTGTCCCCGTTTCCTTGCCCATGAGTTGGCAATGGGCAACTCGCCAGCCAACTGCCGTTGACCTTCTTCGCGTTGCCTAGCGCCTTTGCTATTTGTTCGGCTTGCATTTACAAAACCTCTGCTGATTTCAGCTTGCCTGTTTCACCGTCAAATGTGAGTTTCAAATTTGCTGGACAAATTTCTGTTGGCGATAAAAGGTGTGGAGTAAAGATGCTGCCACCTGAATGTTCGTATGTACGACACCAATATTGTGTGTCTGGCTTTGGCTCTGGCTTGATACGAAACTCTGCGTTCTCATTCCAATCAACTGGTTGACAATCTCTCCACCCGTTATAAAACTTAATTTCAATTTCAGCGCCATCAGCCCAAGCCTTGATGAGTTCTGCGTGTTTGTGTGGCTTATTCATCGTCATATCCTTCTTCTTCTATTGTTTCAATGCGTTGCTCCAATTCATAGACCCTTTGAGCCAATGCAATTACGAGCAACTCCAAAAATTCTTCGTTTAGTATTTTCATAGAGACAAAAAAACGGGACCGCCGTTAAGCAGCCCCGTCTTTTGCTTGATGTTAGAACATCTCGTCTTCTTCAACAGCCTGAGCCATTGCCGACTTCGGTGCTGGCGCTGCTTGCGCAACTGCACCTGTTGATGTGAACTGCTGTTCGCCATCGTCTTGCGCTGCTGGTGCATCCATGCCAGCAGGACGCTCAATCCAGCTCACAATGTTGAAGGCTGGTACACGGGTTGTGCCTTTACCAATCTTCTCCAACTTCGCGCCTGTGTACTCAATCACGGGCAGCTTGCCAGCGTTGGCTGCGCGTTGCGCTGAGACTGCGTTGTACAGAGCTTCAAGTCCCATGTTTGGACCGACACCGTTTGATGACCACTCAACTAAGCCCATCTCCTTGTTGTAGAACTTAACGAGAAAACCGCGCTTGTGGTCTGGCGAAGGCTGCTTGCCCTTCTGACCTAACGCTGCATCAGGCAACCATTCGCGTTGACCTGTAACGAGCAACAGCCAACCTGTTTGCACGTTGTCGCAATCAAACACAACCTTCTTGAGTTGGATTTCGCCTTCGCTGTTTGTCCATGCGTTGGCTTGTGGAGAGAAGCGGATGTAGTTACCACCGCCAGATGAGGATGAGAGATTAAGCATTTGCTTTTTGCCTTTCAGGTTTATGTGTCAAACGACACGGGGGTTTGGATTATTGCGCAAGTCCAACAGCTCTTGCAAGCGTCAGACCAGAAGATTCTTTTTTCGTAATGTCGTCCAGCAATGCTTTGTCGTCTTTCGACAACAACTTACTCGCTTCTGACGGGCTGATCATTGACTGCACATAGATTTGTTTCGTGGTGAGTCCAGCTTGAAGCAACGCCTCGTAAGCCTTGTCCTCATCAATCCATTTGCGCAACGCACGTTTGGGTTGCATCTGCCAGCCACGAATGATTGAGCCTGACTCCAGACGCTCTGTCGCGTACTTGCGCAGCGCCTTGATGTAGTCCTCCACCACGTCAACCTTTGCAAGCATTGCCGCGAGTTCGTCTTCTGTCATCGTGTACATCGCTGGCTGCGCTGCAACGTCATTGAACTGCTCAACGTGCGCAGGGCAAGTTGCTTTGGCTGGACACCACTGACACGCCTTCTCTGATGGTGTTGGTGTTGTGCTGCCTTTGGAAATTTCAACTAATGCTGGTGTTAGAAATAGTGCTGCCCAATCATTTAATTCCTTGAAGGTCATCTTGTGAGTGCGTGGCTCACCGTGATGCGGCTGAATAATTGCCAGCTCGATGTTGCGGAATTCTTCCTTGAGTGAACGCATCGCGCCGATAGCGTAAATCTTCATCTGGTCAGAGTCAGCGTCAACGTAACCACGGCCTGTCTTCAAGTCTGCAATGACCAGCGTGTCTTTCTCTACGCTGTACGCCATCACGTCAGCAGTCCCACCAAGATCAAGTTTGCTTGACTCGTATGCGGTGACGTATTGCTCGACCTTTAACGTCCCCAAACGCAGCTCTAGATCACGGATGTGATTGACGTGCTGCTGCGCGAAGTCTGCGTTGTCTGCTGTGATCGTGATGCCTTCAACTTTCTTGCCAATGAAGTCGATTGGCGACACGCCCGTCAAGATGCAAGTCTCAGCAACTGCGTGAATCGCTGTGCCGATTTGCGCGGCTTCACCTGCTGGTTGGTACGGTATGCCTTCGCACAACTTGACGGATGCAGGGCAGTTAATCCAGCGTGATGCTGCTGATGGTCTTAGTTTTATTTTCATGGTTTCATTTCCTGTTGTATAAATTTATTTCTAGTTCGTGTTCTTGGCTGAACAGGTTGTATATCTGCGCCCTGATTTCCTGCGGAACTGTCCAGCCGTACAACTCAGGGTCAAGCAATTGACGCATGATCTCGTTGCGATCTCTGAGCTGGTTCTGCGCCTTCATCAGCTCAGAGCCAAGCCAGACAATGTGTTCGCGCATCACTTCGGTTTCTGATTTGTTGTCACTCATGGTTTGTATCCAGCCCATAAAAATAATGTGTAGTACATCTGCTTCTGCCAATTCATTTCAGGGTAATGCTGACTCCACTCAAATATCCATTCGGCGCGTTTTAGCAATTGAGCCTTAGTCACAACTTGCTCCCGTAATAAGCCATCATGGTCGCATCTGCTCTGCCACTGTCTTTGACACGAGCAAACTGCTGTTGGTGATCTGGGTGGAGTTCCATGCAGCGGTGACGGATTGCGTCCTTGCCTTTGCCGCATTGCGTTGCCTTCATCCACGCCTGTGGCGTGACGTATGTGATTGGCACTGACAGAGCTGACAGTGCTCCTTCAATGATTCCAGCAGCACGACCAAACGCAAACATTGATGTCACGCCTTGGTTGGGCATCGCGCCAACCTTCTCCACGATGGCGTGAGTTGGATTCAATTCCTTGATGGCAGCAGCCACGCCTTGCGCAGAGATGTGATTCTTTTTCTTGCCACCGCGAATGACCTCAACGCAAGGCATATCAATAACGCGCTCAAACTTCCCGTCAACGTACAGCGAGAACGCGCCAGCAGCGCCGATGTCAACTCCCATGACGCGAATCATGCTGATTCCTTGGTGAGCGTGTCAATGCGCGTTGCAATGAGCCTGTCAAGGGCCTGTTTGAGCTTGTCCACGGATGACACCAGTGGAACTGTTTTGCCTGAAATCCAACGAGAGACTTGGGCTTGGTCAAGGCCAGCCTCACGGCTTACCTCTGCCATGTTGAAGCCAGCAGCCGCAGCTCGTTGCTTGATGTCTGTGATGTATGTAGATGTGTTCATGTGCAGTATGTTAACATGAACTTGACTAGGTGATCACATGGGTAAAAAGATGGGTGACAGCGAACCGCCACCCATTGAAGGCAACTGCGCAGAGGAGAGCCACGCAGCATTGGCTGGAGAAACCTACCAGCCGACTATGATTTTAGGGATTTGTTGCTTAGATGTAACACTCCTAAAAATAGTTTGAATAAAGTGCTTGATGACTATCTAATCAAGTGTGCTATGATTCAATCATCAACTTAGCTAACAGGAGCAATCATGAACGAAGCCTTAGAAACATTTTTGAAAAGCACCAAGACAGATGCGAAGGGTCGCATCATTGGTTACATCGTTGGCTTGCGTGATGACGGTGTGAACTTCTACGCATGGGTGCAGAACGCTCGTATGACCAACGGTAACTTCTCTGACTTTGGTGTGATTCAACGCTCCAAGTGTTTCGCCAGCCAAGAGGCTGCAACACGTTGGGCATATGCCACCGCCAAACAACGCATTGCAAAACTTTAATCAACCACTAAGGAGCCACCATGAAACTCAACGAAACAACCCGCCGCTTTCCCAACACCATGCGTGACGCATTTGGTGAGAACCACTACGACTTAGAGCGCCAGCAGCGTTGGGAATGGATGGAAGGCCATCAGTCCAACGGTTCAGCAGAAGCAGAGTTCTGGGTGTACATCACCCTCGCCTTTGCTGCTGGTTTCTTGGTTTGCCATCTTTGGGGTTGAACATGGAAATTGATGTTAACTACGCAATATTTTTGGTTCTTTGCTTTATCGCTGGAATCTTGTTGGCTAAATAAATGCTATTTGGAGAGGAACAACATATGTCCGAGCAACTACAAAACGAGATTGATGAGATCGTGATTGACTTCATCCGCAGGGCTGGTGGCAAGACAGGTGTCATTCGTCCTGATGAGCTGGCCTCAATGATTCGTGAAGCAGCCAACCGTGGCGCGATGGCTGGCTGGCTCAATGGCGTGAAGCAGGAGCGCCAGCACTCGCGCAGTAAACAAACGCAGGAGCAAAAATTATGAATACGCCACATAATTTATTTGTTCAAACAATTAAGCAAACAGGACACGGATCTGATTGGTATGGTTTATGCGAAGTTTGCAAAACACACGCAAGCAGCATTGATAAATTACAAAAACATCGTGTTTGGCAAAAACAAAGTGGCGAAATATATTTGTCGCCAATTGGGGGGGGTGCTTATGGTCATGCTGGTTGTTTGATTAAAACATTTGGTGATGCTTTAGCAGAAAGCCAATTTGAACGAAAAGATGGATTAAGAACTGTAAGCGAAGAACAATTTAATAAGATTAAACAACAAGCACAACTTTTAGATAAACATTTATGAACAACCGCATACAAGCCTTATTCATGGCACGTGAGCTGGAGGCGTACCACGCTGAAGGTCCATCAAAGATTGCAACATTGCTGTGCGATCTGGTCAAGCAGCTTGAGGAATACGAGCAGCAGATTGACTCGTTGAACGAACAGATCAAACGCATGGAGCCAGAGCAGTGACCCGTAAGAAGTACAAACCAAAAGGCGTTCGCCTTGATGCCACAACGTGGGTTATCAATGGCTTCAGGAACATCAGCCAGACAGGTGACGCTGTGCTGCACTTGAAGATTAAGAACCATGAGTCACTGGAGTGTCTGCGCAAGGGCGAAGCCACGCGCATGGACATTGACGCAATCATCAGCGCGTTCAACATGGCTGAAGCACTGGCAAGGATGCAGATAGGGGACGACTATGCAGCAGAGATCAAGGCAGGGCAGGATGCTTTGCTTGACGCTGCCAAGCGTGGCGTGAACCGTGATGACAGGTTTGTCTTGAAGGCTCAAGAGCTGACCGCGATTGTTGAAACAATGCTTATCCATGACGCGCAGCTTGAGATCACCACCATTGGTGAGCTTGAGAAGGCGATGGACATTGTGACAAAAGAGATCAGGATGCGCAGGGCGCGTCCAGTATTGGAGAAGACATGATTGATAATGATGATGACTACGAAGCATGTAGCTGGTGCGGCGGCTGCGGTGAGGGAATGTATGACGGTGCAGCCTGTCGTAAGTGCCACGGAACTGGCGTTGAGCCACCAGAACCAGAAGTAGGGCTGTGCTATGACATCGACTAATTGGCCTTTTCCGCCATGTCCACCAGTACCGTGGACAAACAAGCAAATAAAAGAACACGCGCAACAGCAACGCGCACAACTGCCAGAGGCTCCGCTATGAAACAGTCAGAAGCATTGGACATGATCACAAAAATTCAACTTGCACATCAAGCAATGGAATCGGCTTGGAAACGTGTTGATGAACTAAAAGAAGAAAACAAAAAACTCAAAGAAGCACTAGCCAAGCAAGAGCAGGGTGATTGCTTTGGTTGTGAAGAGGGGTGTTGCACAGCGCGTGCTGGTTGCGTTGCGCTGTCAGGAGTAAGCCATGAAGTATGAATATTGCTGCAAATGCGGCTGCGCAACAGGTAGAGCTGGGGCTGGAGAAGATTCCCTATACACAGAGAACGATGGCCCATTTTGTGAAGGCTGTTTCCCCGAAAAGCAAGAGCAGGGTGAGCCTGTGGACGATTGGAGCGAATGGCGAAGCATGGTGGTGCAGAACTTAATGCGCCACAGCGCAATAGACAAAGACTTTGCCCGTCGATTGGCAAACTTCTATCAAGATAAAGCACCACAACAACGCACATGGGTTGGGTTGACAGAAGATGAGATGGCTGAAATTGTTGAAGGGTGCGATGGCGTTGGTTGGGATGTTGCACCAGCAATCGAAGCCAAACTCAAGGAGAAGAACACATGAGAAAACCCATTGGTGTAACAGTCCCGTACCGCTTGCCTGAAAAGAAAGAAAAGCGTAAGTGGGTCGGGCTGACGGATGAGCAAATTTGGCAACTTGTAAATGACTGCACCATCGGCAATGACTTACACGCAGATAAGTTTGCCAAAGCCATTGAAGCAAGATTAAAGGAACTCAACACATGAAGTACATCGACCTTATCGCGTACCCAATCATGCTGGCTGCTGTGTACGTTCTGATTGGCCTTCTTAACTGGAATCGTAACCCAGAGCTATGGCAGCACATTGACCGCTGCATCTGGATTATTTGGGGGGTTGTATGGGGTTACGCACTCCAGTGCCGCATCAAGCGTGGTGGTGCAGCATGACAGACTTTTCAATTGAAGACATCTCCAACATTGCGCTGTTGTGCTTTTTGCTTGGCGTTGGCTTTATTACATTCGTGGCAGTAGCAATGCTGTATCTTGTTTCTCTTTTTTTAATGGAATCCCTAAATGACCGAGACTAATCAAATTGTTAATGCGTTTCATAAAGATTTTGTGAAAACTCATATGCCTGAGTTCTTGGCGCACGTTAAGCAGCAAAACAAGTACGAGCTGGCATCGCAGAGTATGGCTAATCTGACAATCAGAAAGCGCAGCCAAGACAAGACAATTCCGCTTCATGTGATGAGAGCGCCAAAACGTAAGATTGGCAAAGACATGACGATGGCGCAAGTCATGGATGAGCTGGCAGAGATGAAACAAAAGAAACTAACAGCCAAGCAGCGCATTGATCTGGCGCCAAGAGACTTCAAGATTTATAGTCGTGCTGGTACAGCAAACGTCACCCCGAAAGGAAAGAAAAAATGAGTTACGCATCAACAGAAATGAAGGTTATCCAGTGGGGCGAAGCCCGTGGAATCGTGCAGCACAGCACAGTGCTGGCGCAAGCCAACAAGACGCAAGAAGAAGTCAACGAGCTGTTTCAAGCAATCCACAGCAAGGACAAGGCTGCAATGGCTGACGCTTATGGCGACATCCTTGTGACCTTGGTGATGGGCGCTGCCATCGCTGACCTTGACCTTCAGACTTGCTTTGAGCTGGCGTATCAAGAGATCAAAGATCGCACTGGTAGCCTCAATGCTGATGGCCTTTGGGTGAAGGAGTAATCATGGGTAAAGGTTCAACACGCCGACAGCCGCAAATTGACGATCAAACATTAACGTCCAACTGGGACGCAATCTTCAAAAAGAAAGAGCCAGAACAGTTTAGGCTGTGTCCTGACTGCGGTCAGCCGTTGCATAAAGACTTGATTCACACTTGCTCACCGCAAGTCAAGGACAAGACGTGACAGACAACGTAAACCACCCCAAGCACTACACGGCGCACCCGTCAGGCATTGAAGCAATCCAAGTGACCGAACACATGAACTTCTGCCTTGGTAACGCTGTCAAGTACATCTGGAGAGCTGACCTGAAGCACGATGCCATTGAGGACTTGGAAAAGGCTGCTTGGTACATCAATCGTGAGATTGAAAGACGTAAGAGATGAACTCCGTCATTCGTCCTCGCATCATTCACGCCATCATGGATGAACCATCCACGGCTGTGGAGCTGGCTGGCATTGTCCACTGCCATGTCCGTACATCAAGGATGATTGTTGCCAAGCTCTACCGCGAAGGCAAGGTATTCATCCAAGAGTGGCGAAGGGTTGAGTACAACTCAATCCCTGCTGCTGCTTACCGTTACGGCATTGGCGTTGACGCGAAGAAGCCAAGGCCAATGACTCAGGCAGAGCGTGGGCGTAAGCTGCGAGAGACAGAGGACGTTGAGCGCAAGGCGTTTCGCCTAGCTCGTCAGCGTCAGCTAAGAAGGAAAGTCAAACGCGACCCGTTGGTTGCTGCGTTTTTTGGGTCAGCGTCCTAGAAGACCTTTAATGTCGATCTGGTCCATTGAATCTTCTGACATCAATCCTAAAGGAACAGCCCCTGCCAAAATGTTTGGAGATTTAATGTTTTCAGGATTAAAGGCTGCAAACTTAGATCGTATTTGGTTTGGTTCTAGCATTACACCAACATCAATTAGTTTTGATGCACTACCAGCAGGGTCAAATGTATTCTTCAATATAACAGCATCGTTACCTTCTCTGATTGCTTGGTCAACCAAATCAGCATAAGTCTGATCTCTGTAAGAGCTTCCTTGAAAATCATATACAAGAGGATTTTTGTAACGTAATGCAACAGGCATCACGTTAGCTCCTTCTTGAGTCTTTTCAGCAAGCGCCCTTTCGTTTTTAATAGATTGAAATTCGTCAATTTTTTTCAATGCTGGCTTTGCTCCATCATCACCAAGCAACCCAACAAGTTTCGTTTTCAAACTATCAATTTGCGGTTTATCAAAACTGTTGTACCAACCATAAGGCATTAGTTCTTTTACTTTTGCATCTAATGCTTCTGATTCTGCTTGACCTAATTTCTTAGAGTAAATTGAATCATTGATGCTTGAAAGCATCTCGTCTCTACGATCTCCATACTTTGCTGTTAAGTCTTGTAAATAACGCTGATCTCCAATGGCAATGTCTTCAGCCAAAGCCATTTGTTTTTCGTATTCGTCCCAATTTCCTTTTTTTTCAGCAGCGTTTGCATTTCGCATTGCTTCTTTATATTGCCTTGAGCCACCAATCTGCGCATATCCAGAAGCGGTTTCTGCTCCATGTCCAGCCATAGAAACCTTGTTTGCTTCAGCTATCTTTTCCTCAGATATTCCAAGTTTTCTCAATAAATCAATTGAGCTTTGGTCAGTTGATTTTTTTAGCATTGCTTCTGGTGGATTTTGTGGGTCACGCGCAAAGAAGAATCCTTTTTTTGCACTCTCTGCACTAGTAGATTCACCAAGTAAATCTTTTCTAAATTGAGTAATGTCACCAGTACCACCGTGATACCAATCATGCTCATAGCCTTGCTGCAATGATCTTGTATATGGGTCTAATGATTGTCCAGCACGTTCCGCAGCCTCTTTAGCCATTTGCTGCTCAACTGCTGGTGTAACGCTTGAAGCTCCTTGTGGCATAACCCGCATCGGCTGCGGCGTAATCGAAGCCAACGGACCACGACCATAAACCATTGCTTCATTGATGGCATTACCAGCAACACGACCAACACCACGCGCCAAATCAATCGGCCCCCGTGGATTCATCGCAGCGCCAAGCTGCTCCATACCAGCAGTCTCCATGCGTGGATTAGACACACGGGGAATGTTGGACAGAATCTGCTCAGTTGTTGGTGCTGCTGGCGCTGACTGCAACAGGCTTTGCACACCTTGTGGCAGACGTGGTGTCACATACTGACGCGCCAATGCGTTGATGTCACCAAGCAAACCAACTGGCGCAACAGCAAAACCACGACCAAGCGACTCTGCGTTGCTCAACGAGCCACGAAAGGCATCCATCAAAAGAGAGTTTGAGTACGGGTTTTGCGTTGCCATGATTTATTGTCCTAAGAGTCCTGCGATTCCCAAACCACCAGTGATTGGCAATGCTCTACGCAATGCCGCTGCTTGAGATTCTGTCAATGCGTTTGGCGCTACACCAGCACCAGAAGACATACGAGAAGCCGCAGCAGTTACTGGTGCAGATGTGTAAGCTCTTGCCGCCAAGTTTGTAGGCATCGACAACAACACGTTTACTGGTGAATACTCCATTGAACGAGTTGCAGTGCCTGAGTCACCAACGATTGGCTTAAAGGCTTGAGCAAATCGAGCTGCTTCATACATTGGCGTTTGATTTGAGCCAAAGACAAACCCGTTAGGGTCTTTACGAGTCAACGCAGAAGCCAAGTTCAAACCAGACACGTTGCCTGACGATGGATTCACAACGCCTTGGCTGGTGCGAATCGTCATCAGGTTTCGGTAGTTGTTACGCGCTTGCGCAAACGCTTGTTGCTCTGCCTGAGACAAGCCAGACTGCAACGCATCGTCAACCATCTCCTTGAGCTGAAACAAGGCATTGCCAAGTTCACGATCACCCATCGCAGTAGTCATCTCATTCTTGGCGCGTTTACCAATCTTTGATGACAGATTCTGCAACTGCACACCGCTGGCCTCGCCCTTCATTGCCAAGTCTTGCAATTGCTTGACGAAGATATTTGCCTTCAATGGCTGAGTTGTCAGACCTTCAAAAGCGTTATCCACCAAATCAATATTGTTCAACATTGTCATGCTGTCGAGTTTCTTTAACTCTGGTGTTGCAATGCGCTGATACACACCGCTAATATTGCGCTGTGCTTGTGCCAATACAGGGTTGCTCAACTCGTCTGCTTTAACGCCAATGGCTTCAGCCGTAGCGCGATTCAAGACCTTCTGGTTTTCTTGCTTGATGGCATTAAATGGCGCTGACGTGAATGGGCTTGACTCCATACGCGCTTCCATCTGCAACAAAGAACGTGAGCCAGTTTCCTGTGCTGGTGTTGTCTTAAAGCCAAGAGCTTTACCGCGCTGCAAGATTGATTGCTGCGCAGCAGTAAGTGCAGCATTTGATTCAGGAGTCACAGCGCCTAAGTTGACACCTCCACCAGTTGCTTGCGCTGTTGGAGTTGCACTGATTGATGCTTGAGCTGAACCAGCCTGACCGCCTGTTGCTGTTCCTGCTTGTGCAGTTGTTGGCGCTCCGCGACCAAATACAGCGCGTGAGAGTTTGTCACCAAGATAACCAGCACCAGCGCCAAGAGCAGCAGCACTTCCGATCTGTGTTGCTTTTTCCGTAAAGAAGTCAGCAGTTGACATATCTTGTGGCGCTGCAACTGGCTGCATTGCGCCGCCAATTGCACCAGATACAGCGCCAGCGCGAACTGGAGCCTGAGTCAATCCAAGAGCGCGAACAGCAGCAGTTGAAGGCATGATCGCTGTGGCAATGTTGCCACCAATGCGACCAACATCCATCTCGCCTTGCTTCATCTGACCCTGCCGCCAATCTTGCTGATACGCTTGTTCAGCTTGACGGTTGATGTCCTCAACTCGTCTGCGTTCCTCTTGCATGAATCTTTCCATGCTAGAACCAGCAGGAGAAACAGCTTCAAGGCCGCGAGTAAGCAACTGAGCGCCAGCATCAGGCACATCACGCAGACCACGAATAACACCGCCAATAGGTGAATTTAGAATCTTTTGCGTAGGTGTTTGTGGAGCTTTAGGAGCTGGTGCAGCGCCGCCAGTAATTGATCTAATGGCTGCTGCAATATCTTCTGGCTTCATGCTGTCGGCAAACTCAACCACGCCAACATCAGGAATTGTTACTTTTTGAACCATGATGAGTCCTTATTTTTTTGGAACCAGTTGACCGTTCTGCCAGACGAATTCGCGTGTGCCACCAGCCGTTGATGCAGAAGGAACTGTTTGACGGTATGACGTTGACAAGTTTTCTTTCGCCCGTGTCAGCATATCTTCAAGAATTGTGATCTGCTCATTCATGGCGTTTTTGCTAGTAAGCAAACCAGCCCATGAAGCAGGGTTAGTCAATTGACGTTCAATGATTGACATATCTGGACCAGTCAATGCGCCCAACTCATACAAGTTTTTCACACCCATTAAGAGCGAGTTGTATTTACCAGCAACACGGGCTGTGTCAGCACCAGTTGGCAATGGGATTCCAGTTTCAGAGAATGGCAATGGGATGTTCTTTGGAATCACCCATTTGTCTGCTGCAATTTCAGACTTGTAGTCCTTCAATGCGCCTTCCAAGTCGTTCAACTGCTTGGATGCCTTCATAAATTCAGCAGATGGTTTTGTACCTGTGCCAGCAATGATTGGCTGTAATCCAGTTGCGCGTGGCTGAATCACAGAATCAGGCAGTGATGGTGGCACAACCTGTCCTTGAGGCTGACGCATGATGCTTGAACCCAATGGTGGAGTTGCAGCAGGAGGCTGACCGCCAATAGGAGCTGGAGTCACACCACCACCGCCACCGCCAATTGCGTAATAGCCAGTTTCAGCGCCGCCAACAACTTGAGGAGCCAATGTCTTGCCGTAAGACGTACCGACATCAACCTTTGACTTGTCAACTGCAACAACACGGCCACCAAGGTCTTGAAGCACAATGTCGCGCTTAGGACCGAAACCTTCCATTGTCTGGATGCGACCAGACTTAAACTGCTGAACCATGATCGGCTTGCCGTTTTGTGTAACCTCAAATGGCTGACCTGTGATTTCTTCGCGTGGCTTGACTTGATAAGCCATGTCTTGATAACGCTTGGCTTCCTCACCTTTGCCAAGTGCCGTATACATATCAGCAACTCTCATGTACTGATTAAACTTGATTTGCTCATTTGATTGAGCAGGAACAGCACTAGGCTGACCAATCAGACTTGCGCGTTGCACTGTTGGGCCAACAGGCATACCAGAAACAGAGATTGCTTGATCTGGTGTTATTGGAGCGCCTTGAGGAGCTTGCGGTGTTTCGCCAAGAATCTTTGCAACTTGCTCTTGAGCTTTTAATGTACGAGCTGCTTCAGCAAGTTTTTGCTTTGTAATTAAGTTAGCAATTGCTCCCTGCTGCGCTTGGTTGTAGCCTTGCTGACCAGCCATTAAAGCACCGCCAACTGCTTGACCAAGGTTAATGCCTTGACCAACAGGACGCTCGCCGCTGGCAGAAAGCAAAGCAGCAGACGCAGCCAGCAAGCCTTGCTGTTGCATTTGCTTTTGTTGCGCTGCCGTCAAGTAATCTTCAAGGCCAGTACCACCCTGACCAAAAAGTAAACCGCCAATATCTTGCATTGTTGCCATGATTTACCCCATCAGTCCTTGAATACCGTACATCTTCATAATGTCCTGATAGGACAGGTTGCGTCCCATCGGAATGTTGTTTTGCATCATTGGCGCTGCTTTTTCTTGACTAGCAGCAAGCATCTGAGATGACATCATCATAGGAAGGCGACCAGCCATTGCGCTGCTTGGATTGCCCATTGAGCCAAAGTCTTGTGGCATTGAAGCCATAGTCATGCCTTCGCCCTGAGTCATCATTGGTGTCTGTGGGCGAAGACCAATACCGTCCTCATACATTGATGGCTGACCCATGCGAAGGCCACCGCCAGTGTATTGAGGAGCGCCAAGAAAGTTAAACATTGCCATGATTTACCCCAACAGTCCAGAACCAAGCAAAGCAGCGCCACCAAGATATAAAGGATTGGTTGCGCCAAGCGCGTAAGCCATACCAGCGCCACCCAATGCACCAGCTCCAACATTGCGTGTTGTTGGAACAGTTGATGTCATACCTAAGTTGGCTGGCTGCGCAGACATTGCAGCTTGTTGCAAAGCCAACTGCTCCAATGGCAGATTGCGCATTGCATCAAGGCGTTGCTGCTCAAGTGCTTGTTGCATTTGTTGTGCAGACATCACAGCGCCAGCGCCTTGTAAGCCCATCGCTTGAGCTTGCTGCGCCAACTGAGCTGCTTGACCGTAACCCTGCGCACGCATTTGAGCTGCTGTTGAAGCGCCTTGACGCAAGGCTGCTTCGTTAGTAAGTGCTTCCACAACGCCTTGGCGTGAGCCGCCAAAAGCACCAGCGCGGGTTGCAGAAGATGCGTCAGCGACTCGTTGTCTTTGGCGTTGAAGTTCAATGTCGTTCATTGCCGAACCAATAACTTCCTCTTGGTACGGATTCATAAATTGGCTGATTGACTCTGGTGTAAACCCTGTCATGCCAAGATTCGTCAGACGATCTTGTGCAGCTTGATACTCAGGAGTAAAGCCAGCGAATTGACGCGCTTCAAGGCCACCAGCAGTTGACTTGGCAGTAGCTAAGTTCTCTAGATAAGCCTGTTTGATTTGTGGGTCAACAGATTGAGTCTGTTGCTGTGAACCGCCGCCGCCTTTAGACATTTACAACTCCTTTGAAAGTACAGACCATTTTGGCTCGTACCCTCTTTCCTTTAAAAAACTCTTTTGCCAACCTTTGCGTCCAGCAAGAGAGACTCGCGTACATCCAAGACTCTTGCCCCAAGCCGCAATGAGTGGCTCCATAAGGCTGATTTCGTCTAGGTCGCCGCCAGCAAGGAAGAAGTGCAAATCCTTGAGTCGCGGGTAGACAACGATCTCAGTGATGATGATGGAATTCTCACCTTCCCAACACTGAAACTTGCCTTGCGCAATACCTTCAGCGACATCATCAATCGTGTGTGTTCCTGCTGAGTATTCTAATGCCGCAGCAACGTGTTTGCGCAGCCTCCAAAACTCAGCCAAATCTGTCATCGCTTAGAACCAGAGGCTTTTCCGTTAAACCTGATAGTTCCAATGCGCCAATCAGCATTACGCGCCCCGCCAATCTTGGCAGAGATTTGCCGTCCAGTAATCCTGACGCTTGTCGGGTTAGCCATTGAATACGGGCCATAAGTACGGGCATCAGCAGTCGGGTACAGCCGTGACTCAAAGGTCACATTTACGTCACCTAACGTCTTCTCGTCAGGGATGATCTGGTCAATCTCAAGCAGAGTATCGCCATTGCTCACGTCAACTGGTCCAGACTTGGCGTAAGGCTGGTCTGTCTCGTAATCCACCAAGCCTGTTTCGTGTTCGTACACATAGCCATCAGTGGAAACCATCAATGGGTAGGTAAACACACCACGGTCAGTGCCAGCAGTACGAGACAAATTACCAATCGCCCAATGGCCTTCACGATAGTTGTACGACACATAAGCATCAACCTCTGTACTTGAGCCGCTTGGATAGAACCACCATACCTCGCCATAAGCAGAGTTGTGGACGCAGTAAATCTTTGACTCCTGCGCGTAGTTCACATCATTCAGCACAAAATCACCAACGTCACATGGCAACGGCTTGACTACTCCGTCATATATCCAGAAGCCTGAACGAGACATCCAGATACAGGCATTGTCAGTTGACGCAACAGACTGCTTTGAGATCACGCCGCAGCCTGTGCCTACACGGTCAAAGGCGTAAACAAAAGGCGCACCGATGTAGGTGGCTGTATGAACGTCAACGTCAGTAAACAACACGGTTAAACCGCGAACTCGCTTACCGCACATCAATGAACCGCTTGACGTTATGTTGAAGTCACCAGCCTGATTGGTGGCTGAAGGAGTCCAATCTGTGTTGTCTTCTTGGTCACACCAAGAGACTTTGCGCTTATCGCCACCAGCGCCAAGAGCAAAGATAAATCGTTCAGCCGTGACTACAACACCTGTACAGCTTGTTGGCGCATTGGTGATGACCGCTGCATCTGTGCCAGTACTTAACTGCCACTCGTAAATCTTCCCATCAGTATTAGCGCAAGCAACGAGATAAGCGCCCCAAGTGTCAAGGCTCCATGTCGTGGCCTGAGTCACTTCACCAATGTCAGGACGAGGAACACCGTAGCTGTATGCGCCATAGGCTAAATAGCCATAACCCAACTTAGCCTCACCGCCAGCGTTTCCTGCTGTGTAACCAGTTGGCGTGATGTCGTACAGCGAACCACCTTCATTCATCACATACAGATGTGTGTGCGTACCAATGCCAATCCATCGGTCATTGGAGTTATCCCGCCAAGTCAGTAAACCACGGGCTTTGCCTGATACAGCATTGTTTGAGCGTTTCTGCCAGCCGCCAACAGGACGAATCGTTCCCTGATACCAACGCACCAAGTTTGAGTCGTACCAACGTCCAGCAGATTGGTACTCAGTACCGTTACGGTAGACACCAGCAGGGATTTTGAGTGGGATGTAAGCCATAGTCTGATCTTTACGGTGGGGTTGGTAGCGTTACAGGTAATGGCGCAACAAAGTTCACAGCCAAAACTGCTGATGGTATGCCTGTGTGTGGTGACGTTGCTGTTGTAGTTTCAAGTGTCACACTTGTACTGTCAGACGCCCAAACCAGCTCAATATATGAATCCTTGCTAACGTCAATGCTGAAGTTCCAATTGATTGGCATATGGTTGTCAGAGCCAGATATGGTCAATTGTCTTGTCGTATACCCAATGCTTGTGCCGTCTCGCTTAATCCATAAATAGATTTGCTTTGCAGACGAGCTTGTTGACTTGATCTGGCCAGAGAATTGAAAGTTATAAACTGCGCCAACTGTGCAAGTGATGCGACTTGATGAAGCCACGCTAATTGCGTTGTTCAAATACGTCTGATTAAACGTGATGGCATAGCCAGTGTCTGTGGCTGCAAGCGTTTGATCTGCTGTGCTGAAGAACAAGCCGTTTGGCGAGTCAATAAACTGGCTTCCAGCGGGGCCAAACAAGGCGCGAAGGTTAGACATCAAACGAACAAAAAACAGCCTTAGACTGCCGTTTGTTTGATTGACTAATTGACCGCTGTACACAACGCCAGCAATTGGCAGCTCTGGTACAGCAGGGTTTTCAATCTGGCCTTGAAAGTTTTTCATAGCCCATATTTTCGCTGAAATTAGCCCTGCAAAACCGCCAGTGCTTCATTGGTGTGTTTGATGCGGTCATCCAAACCTATCGTCCCACCATTGATTTTCTTGGTCAAGGCAATCCAATCTGCGGCTTCAGCCAAGACGTTGCAATTGTGGGTTGACCAAAACCAGCCAGCAGTTAGGGCTGCATACTTTGGCGTTGCCACCAAATCAGGCTCCATCACAAAGTCAACGCCCAAGGCTTTGCTTGCGTGAAAGTAGTTCGCATGGCCCGTCAATTGGATGCAACCTTTTCCAGAAAAACGAAAACCGTCCCCTGACGCTTCATCTCGATTGCCCATACGGTTGGCGTAAACCATGTTCGCAATCTTCTTTGGCTGACCAGCGTACTGGTTTGCCACTTCCAATGTAGGAAAACGCTTAGGCCACAGCTTCATCAAGGTGGCTGCGCGATAGTTCAAGTTCTCCTTCAAGACCTTGAAGTTGCCGCACTCATGTCCGCACTGCCCGATAAACGCAGCCTGTTGGCGTGGCGTATTGATTCCAAAACGCTCAAATGTCTCATTGAGCGCATCAACCCATTCTGCGCCAATGTGCAACTTGGCTAATTGTTCAGCGTTGACCATTGATCGTGTCCCTTACTTGGTTGTAGGCTGCGATACAGGCGTTGAGTCTGTTGATGGCTTGATCTCCTTCTGCGATGAGTTGAGCAATAAGGAGGAGAGTCTGTCTGTCAGATTCGCTTGCATCGGTTTGATTTCCGCTGGCAGGGGTGGTATTTGTGGCGGCTTGTACGCAACTTGAGGAGCCGAAGCGCACCCTGCCAGAACGAATGGCAGCATCAAGATCAGTTTGTTTTTTGGTGACAACATCGTTTGCCTCTTTCAGTTGTGAAGATGTCTGGTTCAAGTCTTCAGAGAGCTTTTGCTCCTTGGCGCGAGACTCCTCATTGAGCCTTGCGATCTCAACTTGCATCTCTGCATCGCGCTCCTTGTAGCCTTCATGCGTCCCGTACTTGTACGTTCCAAGCACCACGAAGATAACGCCAATAATCATCCAAGGGTTTACCATCAGACTTCCCCTTTAGCCGCTGCACGTTCATGCGCAATTTCTTCTGCTGACGGGTCAATAAAGTCTGGCGATGTAGCTGGTGGTGGTGGTGGAACCCAAGACTCGTCCAATGCAGGATTGACCCATACAGGCAACGCGCCTGATGGGTCAACTGGCTTTGGGGGCGTTGGCTCTCCCTTTGGTGGCTCTGACTTAGGTGCAGCCACTTGAGCCGCAGCCTGAATCCCTTTACGGCTCATCACACCGCCGATACCGCCAACCACCAAAAGAACAATGTCATTCAGCATCTTGGTGTAGGCCATATCAATTGGAGCCATTGACTTGATGGGCTGCACCACGAAGGTCACAGAGTACAACAAGGCAATCACAATGAAGGCAAGGATTAGGGTTACTACACCCACAACAAAACCCCAGACTAGGGTTTCAATTTCTTCAACGCTCCGATGACGCTGCTGGTTGGCTTGGTTCAATTTTCTTCTCCAATACTGGTGCAACTAGATACTCAGGACAAGTCTGCGTAAACAGACAACGGGGCTTCTGACATTCCGCTTTTGCAAAGTTGTCAGGATTCTGGCAAGCGTAGCGGTATCGGTCTTCACATCCAGCAATGCTAATCAGCATCAGCAGGGTCAGTACGATTCTTTTCATTTCGTTTCTTTTCCTTTTCTTCAAGCCTGATGACCAGCGCGTTGACCTTCTTGAGCTGCTTGTCCGTGTGCAGCACAACGAATGAAAGCATCATGATGCAGAAGATGAGCAGTGTGACGATTGCAACCCAAAACCAAAATTCCTTCATAGAGTGAAATACATTCCAATCAGTTGGAGGAACCCCATTGCCACCGCTATTGCGTAGGTCACTTTGGCGATCAGAATTTCTTTGCGGTGTTCTAGTCGCCATCGGTTGTCCCGTTCTCTCTTTGCCTTCAGCTCACGCGCAACCTCTTGTTCCTCTAAGATTTCATCGTACTTAGCCAAAAACTCCTTGTACATCGAGCCAAGTCCTAATTCTGCTGGAGTGCCATAGATCATTACCTGCTTCAGTTGTCCAGATAACTGATTCATCTGCCATTCCATTTCGATGCGGTCAATAGCACTGTCGGCAACCTTCTCAGTTGTGAGAGCTTCTTCTTCAAGTTCCCGACAATGCTCCTTGAGCTGGCGCATAGCCTCAAAGTAAATCTTCAAGTTCTCACAAATCTCATGTACAGCCCTTGCTTGAAACTCCTCAAAACTTAGTTCTGGCTCTGGCTCTCGCTTGGCTTTTTTCGCGGATGGTTTGGCTGGCTCGGAGACAACGGCTTGCTTGGCGATAACGCTTCCAGCAGATTGCTTAGGCGCTCCCAATAAACCTTTGAGCCATCCCCAGATTCCAGTGACTTCTTTGTAGATTGCTTTAGCGTCAGCAATCCCACCTTCAACTTGCTTTTTAAACTTTCCAATTTCTGCTTTACCTTCTGAGAGCATTTGACAGCCAGCGCGGATAGCGCCGACTGCACTCTGCGCCATGAGGAGGAGAGAGATTGGGTCCACATCACTTGTCTTGCTTGTTGTCTAGTTTGTCAAAGATTTGTTTCAAGATCAACTTGATGTCAGCAATATCTGATCTGTAGTCATCCTTCGTGACGTAGTTATGAGGCAGGTCATTGACCTTATCTTCTAACTTCTGGATGGTGCGCGTCAAGTTGTTAATGACGTAGACAGCCAAAAAGCCAGCAACGCTGACCACTAAGTTAAATAATTGTTGGTTGTCCATTTAATACTTTCCTTCAGAGAAGACATTTACAAATACTGTATCGTCTTCCATCAATATTCCACAATAACAAGTCCAGCAGTACCAGCGCCGCCCACTTGCCCTGAATTTTCGCTAACAAAAGCGCCGCTTCCCCCAGAGCCGTAGCCTATTCCCGCGCTACCTGTAGTATTAACAGTGCTGGCTCTAGACCCTTCACTAAAAAACATAGCTAACCCACCAACGGTTGTTGCCCCATAACCATAAACTCCACTAAAATTCAAGCTGCCGCCAGAGCCGCTGCCGCTACTACCTCTATTACCACTAGTGTTACCACTACCAGAAGTACCTCCACCACCGCCTGTAGCAGAACAATAAGCTCCAAAAGAGGATGTGCCTCCCGTACCTCCGTTGCTGGGAGAGGAACTACCGCCAGAACCTGCTGCGCCGACTGTAACTGTCACTGTTCCACCAGAAGTTAAACCAGTAATCCATTCAACGGAAGCACCTGCTCCGCCGCCACCGCCGCCAGAACACTGACCGCTTGGACTACTAGCACCACCGCCACCACCGCCACCACCAATAACCGTGACTTTTACGGCTGTAATATTAGAAGGAACAGTAAAAGTTCCAGATGATGTAAATACTTGCGCGTTAGGGCCAACGTAGCTTACTGGGGCTGCTGCTGAAGTCCAAGTAGTTCCATCAGATGTCAATACGTTACCGCTAGTGCTTGGCGCAACAACTTGTACTGCACTTGTGCCGTTGCCAAGCAAAACATTGTTTGCTGTCAATGTAGTTGCACCTGTACCGCCTTTTGCAACAGGAACAGTGCTTTCAGTTGCAACTGTTCCAAGACCAAGATTGGTACGCGCAGCAGATGCAGTCGTTGCGCTAGTACCGCCCTTGGAAATCAACAAGGCTGGACCAGAAGTAAACAAGTTGTCCAACGTATCAAAGTTGGTATTGATCTTCGTACCCCAAGTGTCAGCGGATGCACCGACTTCTGGTTTGGTTAGTGAAATGTTGGATGTAGTTAAATCTGCCATGATGCGCCCTTAATCTGCTGGTGTCCAAGATGATGAATTATCGCTGACCTGAGTCCAAGTTTTCGACTGATCTGAAATGCCTGTCCACGACTTTGATGTGTCTGATGATGCTGTCCATGTAAGTGAGTTATCACTAACATTAGTCCAAGATTCTGAAACATCATTAACGCCCGTCCACTCCTCGCCGTAGCGATAGCCTCTGGCTGTTGTCGTGACGTAGCCGTAAATGGCAGCGTTGGCTGATGCCGTGAAATTGCCAGTTGCTGACGCTGTGCCGTATGCGTAGATCGCAGACGCGCCACCAGCAACAATGTTTGCCCCTGATGTTGTTGTGGCTGTGGCGTTGACGGATGAGCCAGACAGCCGTAATCTGATTCCTGCTGACGTTGTAGTGGCTGACGCATTAACGTCTGATGCGCCTAGCTTTTGCCTAATTGCTTGCGCAGTTGTTGTGACTGTTGCACTGACGGATGACGCGCCTAAACGAATTGCACCTGACAATGCTGTTGTTGTGGCAACGGCATCAACAGAAGCACTAGCCTCTGTAGCCAGCACATCTCCTTCGGCGTATTGGTATTCCCAATATCCGTAAAGAACATACTGGTCAGAGTATTTAGACATTAAGCGTCTACCGCGCCTTCAAACTCAGGCTTTTGCTTGATGATTGCGTACAAGGCAGCACGATCAGCGCCAGCAACGTATTCGTCACCAGCAATCTGCACCTTACCTGCGCTCAGGGGTTGCTTACCTGCATCACGGGCTTCCTTGGATGCGTAGCCGTAGAAGGTCACTTCAGTGCCTTGGCCTTTGAAGTCTTCCTGTACTGCTCCAATGTTCCAATAAGTTGCAGGGATGCCGAAGTCTGTGTCAACTGATTTAATGAGTGCCATATCTTATACGTCCTCAGCGCCTTGGTACACGGTCAGAGTCTTCAATACGGAGTACATGGCTGGAATCAAATCACCTTGCAATGACTCCATTCCAATGTAGTGGGCGTGTTGAGCTACTGAAGGCCAACCTTGTTGACGAGCAGCCTCAGTAGCGTGAACCTCAACCTGTACTTGAATCTGGTCTTTAGTACCGAAGAAGTTAGTGATACGAGCGTAGGCTTGAGTCTCAGGCTGTCCGTTCGTGTTGTTAATTGCTGTGATTTTGAGTGCCATGTTAGTTTCTCCTTAGAAGGTCATCTCTGTGGTTTCGATCTTGGCAACGCAACGGATTGTTGTAGATGCCTGACCTGTGAAAGTGATCTTTAAGCCGCCATTAGTGGTGTCTGCTGTAGCCGTTAAAGCCCATGTAGAAGCGCCAGCATCAGCGTAGCTAGAGGTTACGGTAGGTGTGCCTACCAAGGCTGTAGAAGCAGCGTTAGCGCCACGTTTGATGACACCTTCGATTGTCCATCCTTTAGTGTTTCCACCACCAGTTACACCAGCAACCACTTCACCTTTGAAGAAATAAGCTGAGTTGTTGGGCAGGATTACTTGGTTGGTTGTGGAAGCAGCGCTAGAGTTTGAGCGAAGAACAGTTGCGGTTGCATCGGTTGTTTGAGTTGCCAATAAAAGCAACGCAGTTTGAGAAACGCCTTGAGCATCTGCAATAGGATTTTCACTAGCAGAAAAAACAGTATTTCCAATAATACTTCTTGTTGTTGCCCTTCTACCGCCTACGCAAGTAGATTGAGTACTGTTTGCAATATTTTGAAAACCGCCAGTTACAGCAGAACCAACTCCACTTGCAGTATTTTGAAATCCTCCCATTACAGAAGAACAAGTACCAGAAGCCAAATTAGTTCCAAGATTTGAACCTTCAAAACCACCGCCACCAACAAATGATGCAATACCAGTTGCTTGATTTACGCGTCCACCAACAACAACACTCCAATCCCCACTAGCCACGTTCCTATTCGCAGCAGTACCAGCGTCACCACCACCACCGATGAAACTGTAAGAGCCTGTGGCTTGGTTGTTACCTCCACCTACTACTACTCCGTGAGGGGTGTAGAAAGATAGAGTTGATGTTGATGAACCACTAGCTGCTTGAGATAGCGTCAGGGATGTGCCTGAAATTGCGGCAACGTATGTACCGTTAGAGATTGAAGTACCTGAAATGTACTGACCAACTTTAATGTTGGCATTGGAACCTGACAAAGTTACCGCTGTGGTAGCGTTCATTGTTCCTGATTGAGTAGTTACAGCGGAACCAGATGTCCCTGAGTTACCATAACCGCCACCAATAAAGTTGATAAAGCCAGAAGCCGTATTAGCCCACCCACCAGCGATAACAGCATAACTACCAGCTAAGTTTTGACCTGCGCCTCCACCTAGAAACGAGAAGTTTCCACTGTTGTTATTTAAGAAACCGCCTGACAGAGATGCAGTTCCGCTTGCAGTGTTTGCATAGCCGCCTGTTACAACTGAATATTGACCAGAAGCGACTCTAGAAGCAGCATCCCTAGCAGTCTGCCAATCAACAGCATTAGCACCCCTAGCATTACCACCTGTGGCTGTAGAGTCTGTCTGTTGGGCTTGTAAGGCTCCTGTGCCTTTTGGTTGAACTACGGCAGGAATATTAGTATCGCTACCTTGGGCAGACAGAACAGGAGCAACACCAGCGGCTCCACCAGTTACTTGTAAAAAGTTGACTGCGGAAGCAGTGTTATTAATTCTGAACTGCTGAAAACCACCACTAGTATAGAAATTGATAGGTGAAGCCAACTTTGACTGAATAGCCAAAGGCACATTTGAGTCGCTTCCTTGTGCGCTAATCGTAGGGCCAGCAGAGTTACCAGTAGCCGCACCTGTTACTTGAACATAGTTGACTGCGGAGGCTGTGTTAGTAATAGCAAGCTGAACGTTGCCGTCACTGTTTACGTTAGTACCAGCGGCTGTGTGAAATTGGATGGGGTTTGTAGATCCTGCTGAAATACGAAGTTGTGCTGGAGAAAAAATCCTATTCCGACCCAAAGTTGTGCTTGGCCCGATAAGACGCATTTGCTGAGGCGATAAACTTCCGCCGTCATCAATTGAAAATATGGCAGACCCGTTTGTAAACGTAGTTGCGCCGTTACTCGTCAACGTAGTAAACGTACCAGCAGCAGGGGTTGTTCCACCGATGACTGTGTTGTCAATCGTGCCGCCTGTGATGGCAGCAGTTGCGTTCTCGGTCTTGTCGCTGTTGAGATTAGTAAAGTTTGCGTCCACCTCGACATGAGTCAGAGGAGAACCCTTGCCAGAGCGTGTGACGATGGTGGACATATTTATGCGAAGGTGGCAGTCAGGGCAGAAGTTGCGAACTTGAAGACATCGCCATCATCAATGGTCTTGGATGCAGTCAAAGCTCCATGCAGCAACAAGTTGCCAGACGAAGATGCGTCAAACAAACCAAAGTGCGTGACGGTTCCCCAAGAGGCAGTAGCTTGGTCAAACTCCACAGCAGAGCTGTTGGATGTTGCACCGTTAGATGGAGAGCTGAAGGCCATAGCCTTACGCGCATACGAGCCACCAGACACCTCAGTGCCAGAACCCGCATCAGTCGGGTCAGACGTAAACAAACCAACGTACACAGTCGTTGGGCTGGTGTACGAAGTGTTGCGCAAAACAGCATTGACCAATGCTGTCTCCAAGTAGTTGCTCATTGCTGCCATGATTTTTATCCAAATGTTCGGGCGCGTGAAACAAGAGTAGACGCAACAGATGCCCTCTGATCTGATACGTTCAATTCATCCACACAGGCAGTGTAGAGCTGCGCCCACACCGCAATTCGTGCATCATCCTTCAAGTACGGTGCAGACTGAAGCAAAGAGCCATACAAGTAGATGTCAGGGTTAGCAATCAGCAACCAGTTGCTGGTGTTGTCATCAGCCAATGCAGCAATCTTTGAGTAGTAAGTCAATTCTGCATCGTAAGAGTTGTCAGGCGCAGGTATGACTTCTAACTGAGTGCCGACAACCGTGAACTTGGCTGGCTTTCCAGAAGATATGTACACGTTTGAGTTGAGCGTGTTGCCATAGCCTTCAGTGACGTACTCCAACACGGTGATCGGGTTGGTGTTCAACTGGAAACTACGAGCTTCTAGGAAGTCCGTAGGCATGGCAAAAAAGCGACCGTCCACAGTCGCTGTTGCACGTTTAATCATCTGGCGAGTGCGAATTGCTCGATTGAACTTCGACTCTGCCAGAGTGATAAATGTAGGGATGACAGACGTTAAGTCATCGCGGTTTAGAAAATCCGCGATGGCTGTTTTAAGGGTTGCGTATGTATTGAGTGCCATGTCTTACTTCCGTTCCCCTAATTGTATGCGTCAAGCGTCTGGTTTGGACGCTTCCTTTTGGGCCTTCTCCAAGTCCTTCATCACCCAAGTGTGGTCATGCTTGAACTCAAATGTACCGATATGCCCAATCTCTTTGGACACATCGTGGTCAATGTAGATTTTAAAACCAGCAGCCGTTGCTTTACGGCAGAAGAACACGTCCTCGCCAATATAGCCACGCTTGTCTGTACGCCAAGGCGTTTCAAACCAAGGCTCTGACAATGACTCAAAAACCTTGCGTGAAATCAACATCACGCCCATGCCAATTGACTCGACTTCTTCCAAGCCTGTTGAATCTGGCATCGAGTAAATAAGCTGACCATCCAAGCCACGGGCTGTTGGGCCTGTCGGCAAACGTCTACGGGCGCAGTTGGTAGCCACGATGTCCTTATCGTGCGCCAGCAAGCGTCCAACCATGTCCTGCGGGAAGGTCATGTCTGAGTCAATAAACAGAACGTGAGTGCAGTCTTCACGCATTGCTTCAAGGCACAAATCTGCGCGTTGGTTTTGAATCAGTGTGCCTTGGTTGATCTTTAGGCAGATCGCATCAGGCGTGTTGAGTGTGTGGTACGCCACCATATTGACCAAGCAGAACGTGAAGTTCGCGTGGACCATATCTCTCGCTGGTGTGCATACTGCAATGTAATTTACGGTTTCTTGTGTCATTTTTTTATACTTGTCCTTCTTTCACGCGAAAGAATCTGTTGTCAGGGTCGTTTAGCCAGCGTTTCATAAACGCTTCATCATCCAATTTACCTTGAGCCTTCAGCTCGTAGTAAATAGACAATGGGATACGAGCAACATGATGGAACTCACCTTTCCAGCCAGTGTTGTCGGACTGAGTTAAGTCAGTCTTGTTCATCTCAATGATTGGTGCTACGTCTTGCAGCGTCTCAATCGTTGCTTCGTCTTTATCTGCATCGTAATGCCACACCTTTTTGATACCAGTGTAGTCATCGTAGTCAAAGAGTCGTGATTCGTTCATATAAAAAAAGGGGCGAGTTTCCCCGCCCCTTTCCTTGATTTGATTAAGAAGTAACCAAGTCAGCAGCCAAGCCCATACCGTTCTCAGCCAACACTTTGTGACCCCACTCAACGATCAGCATACGCTTCTCAGCGTCACCAGTCTTGGCGAGTTCAACTTGTTGGTAAGGACGCAGAGTGGTCATCTTAGCCATGTCAGGGTCGATCACCCATGCGTCACGCTCGCGCTGGAAGCGGTTTGCGATCACTTGGATGTTGCCGAAGTCAGACACATAGATGTCAACAGCGCCAACCAAAGTTGCTGGCTTTGCGCCACCATCAATGTTGAAACGTGAAGAAGCGATACCAGAGAAGCCAGACACGCGCTGCTTGTTCACTGGACCAGTCATCAACATCTTTGGAGTGCCACCAGCAGCCCAAGTTTGTTGAATCACGTTCTTCAAGATGGTTTCAGTGAAGGTACGGACGTTGCCATCAGTACGTGCGCTGTTAGGCAAAGTGGTGTACGAAGGGTTTGCACCGTTCGTTTGCATGTCCACGTTTGTCTTCACGAAAGCGCCCAAAGAGGCAGTGCCACGGGCAGTTGTAGTGTTACCAGCAGCAGCCACAGCGCCGTTAAGCATTGTGAATTCTTGGTCACGCTTCAACTCAGCGCCGCGCTTGGCGATTTGGTAAGCCAATTCAGACTTACGACCAGCCTTGTTGACGGTTTCTTCAGTAGCAGACAACACGATTGTCTTGCGGCTGATCTGAGCGTAGTTTTGCAAACGCACAGTTGCGACAACAGCGTCAAAGGAAGTCACATCGTCACCTTCCAACTGCTTGTTAGCAGCGGCAGATGCCAATGTGTCTGTTTGCCACTCGTACAACGAGTTGCTGACAGACTCACGACCAATGTTGCTCATGTAAGGAGTTTCTTCAGGAGCGATGTTGGTGATGACGTTTGACAGGTCTTCACGGATGCCTTTGGCATCAAAGGTGGTGAATGTGTTAGTTACGATAGCCATTTAAGTGCCTCATTTCAAAAGAAGTTCAATTGCTTTAGCCGCGTCATCGACACGACCAGTTTTTGCAAGACGCTGTTTTGCGCGTGTACCTTCAGTTGCTGAGGAGACACGACCAGCAGCCGATGGCTTTACTGGGCGTGGACCGTTGTTGACTACGGGTTTGATGTCCTTACGCTTGGACACCATCTGGTCATACAGCGCAGCTTTACGCAGCGCAATGACAGCCCTGTGGTCATAGACATTCTTGAGTTCATCTTCGCTGAATCCGATCTTGCGACCAAACTCAACAAGCAGAGCCTTTTCAGCTTTTGCCTTTTGTGGGTCTTTCCACTCAGGCACAGAAGCGATTAACAATTCCTGCTCTTGAGCAAGTTTTGCCTTCATCTCCTCTGTCTGCTGCTGCACCGTCAATTGAGAAAGACGCTGCTGTTCGGATTGAATAGCTGCTTTTCTTTCCTGCTTGTCACGTGCTAACTCTCGCTGACGTACCCATTCAATGGGGTCTTCTGCGTAAAGACGGTCCCAATCAACGGGCTGTTCACCAGCCGACTCAAGTTGCTGTTGCAACGCTCCTAACAATTGAGCGTACTGTTCACGCTCGGCACGAATAGCAGCAGTTTCAGCTTCAACCGCTTTACGGGCTTCAGCGATCTGTTGCGTCTTTCGTGTGTAGTCTTGGGTCCTGCTGTAGCCTTTTTGGAGTTCGTCCAAAGTCACTTCGACTTCTTTACCGTCAACTTTGACGGTGAAGACTTGTGGCTGTTCGTCTTCCTCGGTTTCATCAGAATCTTCCGACTGTTCATCTTTCGTTTCATCACTAGACTCATCGTCTTGCACGTCTAGTTCTTCATCGACAGATGCCGCGTCATCCTCATCGGATGACAACTGCGCCTCGACTTCTTGTTCGGTTTCTCCCTCATCGGGACCAAACATTTGAGCGAGTGCATTGGACGCTTCGTCCACTGACATTGGACCTGTTGGGATGCTCCCTGTGGGGTTGGCGTTTCCGTCTGACATTTCCAATTCCTTTAAACCAGATTTTTCTGAGCGCGTTCAATTTGACGCTGTGCAATCTTGCCGTTGTCCATGATCTTGTTCATCTGGGTACGGAATTGCTCAATCGCCTGAATCATGTGCCACGCGCTCTCTCTTTTCACGGTGTCCTCTGACTTCGTACTTTTCCAAAGCCAGACAGCATCGTTCTCCATTTGCAGCAAAGCTGCTGAGAAGGCTTCGTCTTGAACCAGACTCTCGGCCTTCTTTCCTTTTCTTACGGTTTCTTCGTTGCTCACTTAGACCATTCCTTGTGGGTTGATGGGTTGCATAGGCTGCTGCATTTCAGGCTGCGCTTGCTCAACTGCTTGTTGAACAATCGCGGCTTGTTGTTTCACAGCCTCGCGGTTTACATTCTGCTCTGCCACGATTTGGGCAGTGCTTATCTGTGTGTTGTACTTTAACTCAAGTTCGTATTGTTTAAGTAGTCGATCTTGATTCATTTGATCTCTGCGGAAATCGTCATCCAACATCATTTGTTGACGTTTCAGCTCTAGTTCTGCCGCCTTCTTTTGGATGTCAGCCTGAATTGACTCGGCCTGAACCTTTGCCAGCACTTCCTCTGGCGTGGCTTTGGGCTGCTGTGGCTCTGGTTGCCAGCCGTCAGGGATGTCGTTGAAGTACATCGAAGCGTCTTTAAAGCCAGACAGCTCAACGATCTTGCGCAATGTACGGGCGTACTGCTGCGGTGTCACCAATGGGTTATTGATGCCCAACTGAGTCAAAGCCTCTTGCTGTTTAGCTGAGATGGCTGTCAAAGCAGCCAGCTTCTCGTTGGTGTCGCCATTGCCCAAGCCGATATTCACGGTCACGTCCATTGACGTGTCCCAAGAACGTGGGTCGATCTGCACCCACTCGTTGCGCAGACGAATCATCCGAGCCTTGTCCTGATGGGTCACCGTCAAGAAAAGAATCTTCTTGAACAGTGTCTTCATGCCTTCAGCCAGCAGACGCGATGTCAGCTCAATACGGCCTTGGCTGGCGCTGATGGTGGCTGCTACGGCTGCGCGTGTCGAAGACTGCAAGGCATCAGCGTTCAAGCCCATTGCCGCCTTGCTCATGCCAGTGCGGTCTTCCTTGATGCTGTCCACATAGTCCAGCATCGGGAAAGCAGCCTGACCAACAAACGGCTGTGCAAAGGTCTGCACCATGTTTGGCGCACGCATACGGATGACAGCGCCTGTCTCGTTGTTCAGCACATCGTCAATATTGACTTGGCCTTCAACGATCGCAGTGCGTGGGTGAATTGACTGAGCCAGCGAATCCAGCGTATTGCGCAAAATCTCAGACTTAATCTCTTGGATGTCGTGAGTCAAGTCAAAGATTGAGCCAGCCTCAAGTGGCGATGTGTGTGGCTCTGGGTCGCAAGGGAAGGCCACAAATGGGATGTAAGACGAAGGCAAGTTGCGCTTGACTTCGTAGCTTGCACCCATCGTGCATACCTTGCGCAACTCAGGGATGCCATCACCGTCAAAGTCAACACGGACGTACACCTCGCAGTACAGAACGCGCTGCTCCATTGGGTTGGCGCTTTCTGTTGGGAATTGCTGGTTGTTCAGCGCATGACGGGCAAGGGCTTCCTCGTTGTCGTTCAAATCTGACGAGCCAACGTGTTCCATCACCTCGTCTTCGTCATACCCAATCGCAATCAACTCGGCAACCGTAGCCATCTTGCGCCGACCAATGATTGGTGAATTCTCAAAGTCCAGAGCCTGACGCGAAAGAATCAACTCCTCTGGCGCGACAGAGTTAATGCGGATACGACCAGACTTGACGATGCGCTTGATCTCAACATCGTGCAGCATGGCTGGTGGCTGCTCAACAGGCATACCAGTGGCAGGGTCAACCATCGGCTGCATCTGCATCGCGTCTTCGTCAGGGTAAGACACGACAATCTTCATCTCGGCTTCTGGCTCTTGCATCAGCATCTGCAAGGTGGAGTCATCAAGGCCAGAATACTGCTCAATCCGTACTTCCTCCGACTCCTCCCACACCGCTTCCATGATGCCGCACTTACGCGCCAAGGCATCCTTGAAGGTGGCGTAGGCTGTCATAAAGCCGTTGTTATCAGCCGAAAACACGAAGTTTGCGTAGTCGGTTGCTTGCTGCGAGTTCTTCACGTCTTCAGGGCCGCGGGGGACAAACTCGACCACGTTCTCTGTGCTGAAAAACACGCGCATCAAGGAAGGCATCATTGCCGAAATCGTGTCGCGTGTCTCCATCGCCACGACCTGAGAACGGCCTTCTTCTTCGTTACCGAAGGGGTCGCCACGGTAGTAGCGTGTCGCCATCGCACGAATAGGCGATAGGTCTGAGTCAATGTAGGAAACAGCGTCAACGATCTCTTGACCAATCATGGCCTCAAGTTCTTCGTCATCCATCTGCTGGTGTTCGGCTTCTTCCTCTTTGACTTCTTCAGGGTCTTTTGACTCCATCAAGTCCTCAATCTGCTCTTTCGCCTTGTTCAGCAAAGCACTTGTAGTCTCAGACTCAAACTCGTATGGAACTTTCATTTCTTGCCCTTTTGCAATATGACGTACATGGAATCCACCGCCCGTGGAGTCCTCAAAATCTCATCTTGTGGCAATTTTAGACTTTCCCCGACCTCTGAGAGCGTGAACTCCAGATGCTTCACAAAGAAGCGATCTTCCCAACCGAGATACCAATGCCAATCTGTGTAGTACAGCCACGACTTCTCGTTGAACGCTCGGACGTGCGTTGGGTCTTGCCAAGCACCATAAGACAAGTCGTAAGGAACATGAATCCGCATCTCGCCACCGTCCTTGAGCAACTCCTTGCAGTTGGTCATGGCCTTCACTAAGTCGGGGACGTGTTCAAGGATGTCGTTTGCCAAGATAACGTCAAACATCTCGGCCTTGACACGGAAGTCGCCAAAGCGCGTTACCAGCAGCGAACCCCAATGCACGTCCTGAATGTCTAGACACCAATCGGATTTGATTCGGCGCTGGATGTCTGCGTTGATGCAGTCCTCACGCCAATCTTTACCCGAACCAAGATTAAGAACCAAAGAACTCTTTGACATATTGCGGTCTGTTTTGCTCAATCCACGGACGGGCTTGCGCGTTTAATTTCTCCACGTCAGTGCCAACTGTCTGGCTTCCAACGTGGTGGACATAAGAAGTGGAAACGTAGTGCGTATATCCCTTGGCTGACATATCCAAGCAGGACGCATCGTCTGAGTACCAATTGATCGGGCCAAACCTGCCGTGATTCCACGCATCACGCGAGACATAAGCAAAGATTGGCGCCACAACGTCAGTCGGAAAGATGTAATCCTCGGACGCAAAACGGTTCATATACAACGGGTCGCCTTCGCGGTTGTACCGAATGTTCTGCACAGCACGAACAGAGTCGCTACGCGCAGCCACCCAACCAACGGACGGTTCAAGAGATCGAATCGTGTCCACGTCATCCAGCAACTTGCTGTAGCTGGTAGGGGTTAACACCACATCGTCATTGCAGACGATGCAAGCCGTGTGGTACTTCAAAGCATCGTCAATGATCTCGTTGTAATCTTCGCCAAAGTTACGCGCCTCGCCAACCATGATGCGAACATTCGCCAAATTCTCCATCTTGGCAATTACGGACTCAGGGCCGCGAAGATAGACAAACGCCTCTGGCGCGTATTGCTTGATTGACTCAAGCAGTACAGGCAACCCCTTGCCGTGTACTGTTGCAATGCATATTGGAATCACTTTTTCGACTTTGGCTTCTTGGCTGTTTTAGCCGCCAACTTAAAGTCAGCAGCGGAAGGCGCGGCCTTGGAGCCAACCTTGTTCATCTTTTCGCCAGAGCCAGCCGCGATACGCTTTTGCTTGGCGTTGATATTTGCGTAGAGTCCTTGCTTCATTTCTTGGCCTTGTTCTTTGCAGTGCGCTGACCGCGCATAGGCATTTTGGCTTCAGACATTGCGATGGCAATGGCTTGCTTTGGATTCTTCACAACCTTGCCGCCCTTGCCTGAGTGCAAAGTGCCAGATTTGTATTCCTTCATCACAGAGCCAATCTTCTTTTCTGCCTTTGTCATCTTCATAGCCTACCCCTTCAAAGTTAATGGAATGACCAGATTATGCAACCCGCGACACATTACGGCGCAATGGCTTTGACCACTGCTGCGCGGTGTTCGCACCGAACATCCCGATGGCTGCATCCGATGCAAACGTCAAGACAAACGAGTCAGCCTTGTCGGGGGACTTCAGGCCGCGCTTGCGGATGTCATCCTTGCTCTCAATCTGAATCTTGCCGTTGGACGTAAAGAAGTAACGCACTGTAGCCAGTTCCGCTACAAGCTCCTCGTCCAATGGAATACGACAGTCTCGCGCCTCAAACCACGCTTTGCACTTGTACCAAAGCTCGGCGCGTAAGTTCCTGTAAGTCGTACCCATCGCGGGGGACTCGGACACGTTAATGCCGCGAACAGGCAAACCCAACTCGCGCAGTCGGTCAACCACGCCAGCGCCCAAACCAATTGAGTCCACCAGAATCTCATGGGGGCGCTGGCTGGAGGGCAACGCCTCCCACTCAGCAACCACTGCACCCGTCAGTTGCATCAAATCTAAGTTCTTCCAGACCTTTATCGGCTCAATCAGCGCGTTGCCTTGACGCTTGGCAAGGGTGGAACGATCACCACCAAAACGTGCAACGTCCAAGCCCCAAATCAGTTTGGCGTGTTGAGAGGCTGCAACATCTCGGTGCTTTGCCAACTCCAGCAGCTCCATTGGGATGATGGTGTCATCGTCAGAACGTGGAAACTCACCAAGGACGCGAATTCGGTAGGCATTGGATTCCTCGCCGTACCGAGCTTTCATCTCCTCAACGTAGGCATCAGATACCCGTGGTGAGTCCACGCAGGACACCTTCATCGTCACCCAATCATTCGCCAGACGGTTGTGGGTGTCGTAAAAAAATCCTGAACTTCGGACGGGGTTGCCGAGAAGTAAGGTGACAGCGTTATGGCCAGACATGGAGCCAGCAGCAGCCTCGAACACCTGTTCGGGTATACCCGATGCTTCGTCAGCAATCAGCATCACGTTGTCGCTGTGGACACCCTGCAAGGCTTCGGGCTGTTCAGCTCTACTTGTACGCGCTGACACGAAGGCTTCGGTTGCGGCCTCCTTGACTTCGATGCGGTCTTGCTTCACTTCAAGCATATCCCGCAAGGTTGGTGGCAATTCCTTCACCCATCGCTTCAGTTCCGCGAAAAGAGCGTCATACAACTGGCTGGACGTGGGTGCTGTCACCACCACCTTGACGGGGTAACGTAAAAGTAAATACCAAATGATTGCCCAACTTGCGCCTGTGGATTTGCCGACTCCATGCCCAGATCGGACAGAGATTCGGCGCTCACCTTTGGCAATGTGGTTGAGCATAGTCTCTTGCCACTCATCAGGGACGGTGTTCAAGACTTCCTTGACGAACAGAACAGGATTGTTTCGGTATCGGGCTGTGAAGGCCACGAAAGGATTGTTCTTGATCTTCTCGTCTAACTTCTTGGCAGCGTTGTCCACCAGCTCCTGTGTATCAACGTGCAGTTTCTTGGGGGTTGATGTTGTAGTCATGTGTGGATTGTGGCATCAATGAGAAGATGGGTGTTGGTGGCTGGTACTGATCTCCAGCTTTGAACCATTGCGCTTAAAAGCGGTGGATCAGGATATTCGCCCTCGCATCAGTCTGCGCGTTCACCAACACGGCTGAGGACTGAAGCCAGTTCCCGCTGGAGACTGTCTGCCTAAGCATCATAGAAACAGCCTTTATCCGACAATCCTCATGCGTCTTGATGTAGTGATCAAGTGTAGTCGTTTTCTAAATTTTTTTAAAATTTTTTTCGGGATGTGTGTGGAGTTGCCAATGTACAGCCGCCCCGCCGACACGCCACCCGCGGGGGGCTTCGGGCGCTGTCGGCTGGCACGATTCATGCCTAGATCGCATTGTGAATACTTTGGCACTCACACGCTTTATACAATGTCCATTATGTAAAGTTATTTCAGCGTTATCCACAGCTCATACACGCATTGTGTTGCATCTCTGCAACAAACCATGTGAACTGTGGACAACTTGGACAACTTACGACAACTTGTCTGTGGGTAACTCGGCCTCAATGTACTCGCCATGTCGCAGCGCATCAAGCCGCAAGTTAGCCAGATTGACCGTAACGCTCGGCATCTTGTTCTGCGCATACGCTGCTGGATTCCAGCGTTCAGCCACCCATTGGCGCGTATTTATGCGCAATCTGGCGATTCTTTCATCCTCTCGCTCTGACTCATCGGCGATCTCGATCATTTCCGTGACAAAGTTGTCCGCCGCTTTCGCGCGCGTACGTGTGAGGAAGCCCTCTTGCTCTGGGAGAGCTAACCATTCCTCCAATGCTTTCCTGCCGACTCCAAGTGCAACGCAAATGCGAGTAATCCCCTTTCCAGACTCAAACATTGTCTGAATTTGATCTTTTGGCAAAGTGTCAAGCAACGCCAAGTCAGCATTTTTCTTTTTGTTTCCAGCCATTTCTACTCCTTTTTGATTGATTTGATTTAAAGCCCTACAAGAGATTTATGTATCAAACCCTTCTGCGGATATTGATTCGACTTTTTAACGCGTTTAATCGGTGTTTAAATGCGTTCTTGAGGCATTTCTAATTGTAATTCTTTCTCAATCCGTTCATCAGCTTCGTTTGGTTCAAATGTTGGATGTGTTTCAACCAAGATAAATCTTCGTTGTATTCCTCGAATTTTATGGACAAACCTTTGCAGTCGTTCTTGTGATGATCTGACAAACCCTTGAAGGCTTGCTCCAAGCTCGTCAATTTCCTCTTGGCTCCAAGTCTTGTTGTGCTTTTCAAAGATACGTTGATAAAAAGATTCAAGGTAAAGCAGCCTGTCTGCAACAGTGTCAAGCCTTCTTGATGAAGTAGCGCCATTACAAGTCGAACAACAAGCCACGGTCACAGCAGGAATTTGATGACGTTTTCTGTATTGATAATCCATCGTGTCTATTGAGTTGATTGATGGAACATGATCTAAACCATCAGCAGGGTCTCCACAGTAAAAACAATAGAAGCCCTCTGGTGTGTAATGACGCTCATACTTGTGGCTATGTAACTTAAGCAGTTTCTTTCTGTATTTGTTAGAAGACATAAGTAAACACCTTTCTTTGTATATTTACATAATGCCTATTGATTCTTACTTGTTTCTTACTAAACTAGTGTCGAACACCTTATCCAAACGCTTACCCTTCATGATCGCATCATCGTCAGACTTCATGTCCTCCAAGCCTGTTGCTCCACCTTCAGGAAACTTGTTGGCTGGCTTGTCCAGACGAACCATCTGAGCTTGAGGATGCTGACGCTTCAAAGCCATTGTCTCCTTGACCACCTCAGCGTTCATCACCAGTTCAAGCTCCTCCATGCACCAGATGTGTCTGCGACTGTCGTGACCCATGAACTGGTCAAAGTGCAGCGCGTCCTCATAAGTCTCCACCACGACCATGATTGAGCCGTCAAGCATCTCGTACTGGCAGTTCTTAATCTCTGGCACAAGGCTAACGCCAGTTGTAACAGCCCACTGCTCCAGAGCTGCATAAGCCTTCTTCATCCCATCCACTGCTTTGCTGAGTCTAACTTCGTCACGACTCCTCTGCGCAGCGTAAACCCTCTCCGACTGCGTCCAGAACTTGACACGGAACTCCTCATCCACCAATCCAATCAACCGACTGACACCCCACTTCTTTTCGTGCGCTTGTTGGACGTTAAGAAGTTCAATCAACTTACTTCGCATGAACAGCTCAAACGGGTCGGCTGGAATACTCGGCTGCTCAACCTTCTTTTTTATCTGCCTTGTTGCCACAAATCTCTCCTTACAATTTTCTTACAAATATCATCACAATTGGGTCTCCACATGGTCCACTTATGGGTGTGTCTATAGACCCACACCCCATAAGTAGACCTTTTTGTGGTCTACATATGCGGTATACATCTGTAGACCATATGTAGACCATGTGTAGACCTTATTTGAATGGAACGACCTTCCGATCTGCTTCCCCTGAACCGTCATGGTCCTCAAATATTGCCCAACACCAATCTCCGTGAATGGCAACTTTTTCTGCGTTTTGAAGTTGATTCTTAACCCGCCACCAAACCTTCTTGAAGTCTTGAGGGTCTGTATCGTTGCCAATTGATGCCTTGTACTCATCCCGCCACTGGTCCACTTTGATGGCCTTGTTCCTCATGCCATTAATGGTTTCCATCATCCCGAACTTCTTAATGGCTGCGTGTAATGCTCTCAATGCGTTGGAGTTGTGAGTTCCTAGCCCTGCTCTGCTTGGTGGCAATGAAGGCTCTTTCCTGCCTTGATTGACGTTCATCTCGCTGTCCACTTCCACGGCTAATGAGCTGACGTTATCGAATCCCAAAAGTGTTGTGGATAACTCCACCGTAATCATCTGGAATCCGTACCTTTGCCCGTCCTCACCGTCCTTCTGCTTGCTGATGTGGAGGATTCCTTTGGGCGCGTCCTCGATACGAATAATCTCCAGCTCGGTGTCAACTGCACCTAGTAAACTGCTGTGACCCCTTAAACCTTTGGTGGCATCCTTACCAGCGTGGTGGACGACTAGGAGTGCGCAGTTGTATCTGCCTTGGATTGCACCTGCCGCGGTAATGAAGGCTCCCATGTCCTCTGATGCGTTCTCATTGCCACCGCCAAAGGCTCTGGCTAACGTGTCAATGACCACCAGCTCAAACTGGATGTCGTGCGTGGCTTGGATGTCATCCACGGCTTGAATCAGGTCTTGGATGTCCGTGGCTGACGAGCGCAAGTTGATCTGCTTGCGTAGAAAGAACACTGGCGCACCTGCTGGTGTTGAGTGATGCTTCTTCATGGCCTTGATACGCGCCCCGATACCACCGTGACCCTCGCCAGCTATGTACAACACCGCGCCTTGGTGCTTGACTTGCTTGGTGAGGAATTCCCTGCCCGTTGCGATGCACTCAGCAATGTCCAAGGCCACGAATGACTTGAATGACGCTGGTGGCGCGTACAAGGCCACAAATGCCTTCTTTGGGATGACACCCTCAATCAGCCACTCCACTGGCTCGTCATCAATGTCATCCAACTGCTCAATCTTGAAGGGTTGCCTGAGCGTTTGGATGGTTAATGGCTGCTCTGGTGCTTCTGTTGGTTTTTCGTCTTGCGCCACGAACCTTTCAGGAATCGTTACATCGCTCTCGCTGCCGACCTTGATTGCATAGTTCTTAACGTAATCTGTCAGGTGCTGCTTGTCGTATCCGTAGCGGTAAACGTACTCGTAAGCATCTTCCTTCGCGTCCTCCAGTTGCAGGTCCAAGATTCGGATGCTGTTGGCGACTTTGCTGATGGCCTTGACTGCTTTCTTGGCGTACTCCCAACCAACCTTGTCGTTGTCAGGCAGGATGACCACGTTGAGTCCCGTGAAGTACTGGATTGCGTCTTCAGGGAAACTGCTGGCGCCCTGATGCGTACAAGTTGCTACGACACCGATTTGATTCAGCGCATCCGCCGCCTTCTCGCCTTCCGTCAAAAATACTGTTCTGCCAGCTTGCCTTGCTTGCTCGACTTCGGGCAAGTTGTAAGGGACGATCTTCGCGCCCGTGATACTTGAATGTCTACGCCCTTCGTCATCCACGCGCAATTGCTTGTACGTCTTGCCCTTCGCGTCATTTGTCTTGTAACGCTGCTTGATGAACAGCGTCACACCGTCCTCGTCCGTGTAATGCCACTCGTTCTCCAGAGTTGGCTGCTCAAACGGTTTGATTGATGCCAAAAGTTCAGCGCGTGGCTCCAGCTCTGGCAGCAGCCCGTAATCCCTGACGGCTGCAAACACATCGTGCTGCTCACACCCACCGTGGCACTTGAACAGCGGTTTGCCATCCGCACCGTCAGTAATTGAAAGGCTTGGATTCTTGTCCCCGTGT